CGCCTGGATCGCAGCGGCATAGGCCCGCACTACATCGAGGATCGCCGACTCACTGCCCGCCATCACCTCGCGGATGACCTGCGCCGGCAACGCTACCGTATAGTGGTCTGTGGAGTGCGCGCCCCAGTTCCCTCGCGCTCTGTCCCATGACTCCGGGGACGCCATAATTGCTGATGCTGCGCGCACCAGCGACTCGGAGACGATCTCGTGATCCAACGCCACGATGGTATTGGATGCCTCCTCCGGGAGGCCGTTCGCCCGCCGGAAATCGATAGCCTCGATCCCGCTGGCCGGGCACCCGTCGATGGTTACAACGATACCCTCAAAACAATTCCCCTGGCGGTACATGCGGAACGTAAACATAACACGTCTCCTGCGGGTGTTTTCAGGCATACCCGCAATCCTGCCGGGCGCGTAGCCCAGAGTTCCCGGAAACCTACCGGGGAGGTTTGCCGCCACACTGGCGGCATTCTGGGCGCCCCGCCGGGAGTCGAACCCGGCCTGACCGGTGGGGCGCGAGGATGCATTTACTCGAAAATTTCATCGGGCAGTTCAAGGTCTGCGCACACGGATACCGAGAGTACGACGGCCTCCTCAGGAGGCGCACGCCTCTCAACGCGATCGGTCTCCCAATCCAGCGATTGTACCAGCCACCAGCCCGACCGTGTTTTCACATAGGTTTCGTTGTCCGTGCCCCGGCACTCTAGTACCTTGTGTTTCATCGTCATTTCCCCTTGCCTGCACTTTCGCGGGTGCAGGCGGTTGTGCCGCCGCGCCGGCATGTGTGGGTTCAGCGCCTTGCGAAACGCGGGATGAAGCAGTTTTCGAGCTCGCCCGTCTGGCGGTTCAGGTTGTTGATGATCCCCCACACATCGTGGAAGAAATCGGTGTCCTTGGCGTTCACGAACCCGGCCAGGTCCAGCGGGCATGTGTTGTGCGCTACCTGCAAATCCATGATCAGGTCGAGGTAGTCGCGCTCAATACCTGACTCCCGCGCCCTGCGCACGATCACCCCGATCACGCGCATGTCCTCGGCCTCGGTCTTGATTGCTGCGAAGTCGATCATGTCATTTCCCCTAACTGTTGCCTCTGTTCGTTCAGCCCGGCACACGCCGGGCTTGATTTTGCTCATTATGCCAATCCCGCGGACGCGATTCAAGTTCCTACGGGCACGGTGCCAGCCCGCGCCGCCGCGCTGCACGGCAGCAACTCACGAACCGGCAGTCCGGGCAAAACCGCGTGTCCTGCGCCGGGCTGTAGTGGATACAGTGGACGCTGTGGACACGTGCGGGATCCTCCCCCGGTTCCGCGAATTCATCGTCATCGGTCATGATGATCGGGGCCGGAAATCCGACCGCGCCTTCAAGCGGCAACGGCTTGCGTGATTCAAACAGGGGGTTCCCCTGTGTCGGCCACGCCGGGGCCGGGGCGCGCTGATCGTCGAGTAGTGTTGGGATTGTGTTCTTCTTCATGTTTCGGTCTCCGCTGCCAGTTGCCGCCGTGTAAATGCTGCCGCCGCCCAATCTGCTGCTATCGCACAATCCCGTATTGATTCCCGCGCTTCATCGGCTTCCTGCACCACGGCAACATGGGCCGTTGTGCCAACACGGAACACCCATACGGTTGTGCCGTTGTGCCGCGCGTACGCTTCTGCCGATTTCAGCGCCGCTGGTCGTGTGCGGCGGTAGTCGACAATCTGATTCCATGTTTGGATGCTGTAGGTTCGTATCATGGCAGCATTGCCCCCTCTTCGATTCGGTCCAACATCTCGCGGAGATTGTTTCCGCAATCCCGCGCGAGCTGAAGGTATCCATTGCCAGGCCTTCCGTTCATGCCCTCTTTATGGGCGATTTCATATGCCCTTTGGGCGAATTTCTGTGCCAAGCCTTGTCGGTCAAGACTGAGGATGTTGCAGCGCGAGAGGAACATTTTCTGTTCTTGTTCGGTCTCTCCGAGCTTCGCTGTCAGCTCCGAGCTTGTCGTGTAGATCAGGGTAACATGGCGCGGCATGCGCTCCATGACGGTAAGCAAGTGGGTAACGACGGAAGGCCGGAGGCCATGCGCTTCGTTTATGATGGTGACGCGCCCGGGTTTTCCCCAACCGAGATATTGCCATCCGCGCTCAATCTCTTTCATCGCGGGAACGTCAAGGTCTTTCGCGTCGATCTCCATGTCGTCAACCTTTTCGGTCGAGAGCTCTGCCGCGATCAACCGCGCCATCGTGGTCTTGCCAGTGCCAGGATTTCCCACGATCATGAGTTTCCGGCCGCCTAGCCCGCGCTTGCGCAGCAATGCCAGCTTCGCAAGGGCCTTCTCATGCCCGATCAGTTCCGCCCATTGTTTCGGTCGATACTGTTCGTAGAGTTCCATCAGTTCACCCCCCGCACCAGAAAGCCCGCGCGTTCCCATGACCGATTCCCCATGTACACGTAGTCGCGCGGGTCTATCGTATGCCCATTATCCAGATACCCCCACTGCGGTTTTTCCGCTGACCAGCGCACCAGCGTGTGCGCTTCCGCTCCCCAGTAAACCAGATCGCCTGTTCTCATTTCTTCTTGCGTGTTCATCCTTGCTTTCCCCTGCCCGGATTCGGCCGAGCGCCGCGTTCTGTGCCCTCAAAACCGCCCTTTTGGGCTTTCGGACACCGAACCACTGTCTCTATAGGCATTATAGCACGGAAAACTTGTTTGTCAAGTACTTTTTCAGCAATAATTCTGAAAATAAATGGGATTGCGGTGCATTGTGTGAAATACCGTTGTATCGTAAGGCACTTCCCAGGGTGCCGATGTTTAGAGCGCTGAAAATAGTTCTGCAGAACCCCCCAAAACATGACGATACGTACCAGAAAAACGACAGCTGTCGGCACACCCCACCTAGGGGCTTAAGCCCCGGCAAACCTCTTATCATGCCTCCCGGCATGCCGGTCCCTATCCGCTACCCGACCAGCTATGCCCTAGGGCGCTACTCCGAGCCACAACGACAGCGCCCTTCCCACCTGCCTGCCCTGCGCCTGCGCCTGCGCATCATAATGTAGTGAGCGCCTGCGCCTGCCGACAGCCAGCGCCGAGAGACTGCACAAGCAGTACGCACACTTGCCTAATAAGTACGCAGTGTTGCCAAAATGCAACGTGAAGAGGAAGAGAGCTGATTCGGTACTCAGCGCCAGTGGTCGACACACAGTGCGCCGGCCTGCCAGCCAGCCTGTACTAGAGACAGTCCCCCCCCACTGACACGTTGAACCAGTCCGAAAAGACCGCATAAACACTGGCGAAACTCGGACTAAGCCGGCCCAAAACGACCGCCAGGGGCCCCCCGGTGCCGGCGGGATTCGCGCCACGCCCGGCAGGGGGTCCCCGTGGGACTCCGATCTAGCCCTTCTCCCCGCGATGCCCTGGGTGCCATAATGACACTGTTTTCGGGATGGTTGGGCATGTTGGAGCGGGGTATCGTGCGTAGATGCTCTGTGAGCGTCCCAGCGTGCGTGTACGGGGCGGCGCAGGGGTCATGAGTAGGGGAAGGAAGGGGTAGGGGAAAGATGGGCTGCAAACGCTTCCTGTGCGATGTCTGCAAGAAATTGCAGAGAATTTGCTTGACAAGAGGGGAAAGATGTGTCATAATATGGGCAGAGGTGGTGAAAAGGGGTGAGAAGTGGCGACGAGTGCAAGGGCGGAACACAGGGCGCAGGTGAAGGCTCGGCTAGAGGCGGACGGGCGGTGGGGAGCGTTTTGGAAGTGGAAGGGGTATGTGAAAATCACGCGGGGGATAAGTGATGGGCGGGCGTGGGAGGAGGCGGAGAAGGACTTTCAGCCGATGCCGCCTGGTCAGAAGTGGGACGGGAAGACGCCATGCGATACGATGGGGAACATATACGACGCGGCGAGTGGACGGATGATGGAGCGGACGAGCGGGCCGCGGAAGGTGATGCCACTGAAGGGGGCGCCTGGGAGAGCGGAAGACGGGGAGGCAGAGGGAGAAGAGGGGGAGGGTGGGAGTGGGACGGAGGCGGTGGTTCAGACGCAGTTTCAGGACTTGCCGGTGCCGTTGGCGGGTGCGGTGAGCCGGGTGGTGTTTGATGGGAAGCCGGCGGCGAAGTTGAGGGACGAGCTTGACTGGGTGGCAGCGAACGTGTGCATCATCGACGTGAGGCCGGAGGACGCGCCCTCTGCGACGGCGTGGGGGATGCTGGCGTGGGCTCGGCAGAACTGGACGAACTGGACGGAGTTTTACAAGAGCTTTATGAGCAGGCTGATGCCAACGCGGAGTCAGGTGGACAGAGAAGATGATTTCTCAGACGACGGCCGAAATGTTGAGCGGACTATCGAATCCGTGTTGGGATCCCTTCACGGTGCGGACGATGCCGTACAACCACCTGGTTCCGAAGGAGTTGAAGGGGAACCTGAGGTTCCGCAAGGAGATCAACCGTCTGGGGTCTGAGGACCCGCAGACGGCGAGAGATATCCGGGTTATGGCGAGCCGCGACCCGTTGTTCTTTGTCAACACGTTCGGGTGGGGATATGATCCGCGTCACAAGATGCGTGTGGAGCCGTTCATCCTGTATGACTTCCAAGAGCAGGCGCTGGTGGAGATCATCACTGCGACGGGGCTGGTGGAGGGGCACGAGGCCCACGACGTGGTGATCGAGAAGAGCCGGGACATGGGGGCGACGTTCGTATGCCAGTTTTCGCACCTGTGGCTGTGGCTGTTCCGGGACATGACGACGTTTTTGTGGGTGAGCCGGAACGAGGGGCTGGTGGATACGATGGGCGACCCTGACTCGATGTTCTGGAAGGCGGACTTTCTGCTGAAGATGCTGCCGCTGTATATGAAGCCGCACTTCGAGAGGAAGCAGTTGCACCTGAAGAATCTGTCGAACGGGTCGACGATCAACGGGTGTTCATCGACGGGGGACATGGGGCGGGGAGGTCGGCGGACATCGGTGTTGTTGGACGAGTTTGCCAGCGTGGACAACGACGAGCACGCGCTGTCGTCGACGGGGGACGTGACGGAATGCAGGATCATGAACTCGACGCCGAAGCCGGGCAGTGCGATGTATCGGCTGAAGAAGGCGGGGACGCCGTGCACGAGGTTCCACTGGTCGATGCATCCACGGAAGGCGGCGGGGCTTTACACGTATCGGGGCGGGAAGCTGGAGATCATCGACAAGGAGTACAAGTTTCCCGAGGGCTACAAGTTCATCCAGACGGCGCCGGACGGGACGGTCCTTGAGGGGCGGCCGAGAAGCGCGTGGTACGACAAGCAGTGCAAACGGCGCGCGTCGGCGAAGGAGATAGCCCAGGAGCTGGACATCTACTGGGAAGGCTCCGGGGCGCGGTTCTTTGACATGGCGGTACTTGAGAACATCAAGCGGACGAGTTGCCGTCCGCCGCTTCACCGTGGGAGGCTCGAGTACAAGCTGGACTACGAGCAGAAGAAGATTTCGGACGTGCGGTGGGTGGCGGACTCGCTGGGGCCGCTTTACTTGTGGTTTCACCCTGACGGGCAGGGCAAGCCGGGGGCGGACCGGAACTACGCGGCGGGCTCGGACATCTCCACGGGGAGCGGGTCGTCGAACAGTTGCACGGGGGTGGCCGACCTGAAGACGATGGAGAAGTGCGCCGAACTGGTGACGCCCCACCGTGACCCATCGGAGTTCGCGTTTGACAGCGCGGCGTTGGCGATGTGGTTTACGGGGCAGTCGGGCAGGGGCGCCTACATGGCGTGGGAGGGGACGGGGCCGGGCGGGCAGTTCGGGAAAGTGGTGGCGTCTACCGGGTACACGAACGTCTACTACCGGCCGTTGGGGAAGGGGAAGCGGGCGCCGGAGCCGGGGTGGTGGTCCACGGGGAAGACGAAGTATGCGCTGCTGTGGGAGTTGCGGCGGGCGTATGCGGCCAGGAACATCACGGAGCGGTCGATGGAGGCGGTGGTGGAGGCCGAGGAGTACATTTACGACGGCGCGGCGGTGATCCACCAGGGAGCGAAGAAGAAGGACGACCCGTCGAGTGCCGCGGCGAACCACGGGGACAGGTGCATGGCGACGGCGCTGTTGTGGATGGCGATGCAGGAGCAGCGGCAGTATACGCTGGCACAGCCCAAAGCGATTCCCGCCCGGTGCCTCTACCGGCGGATGCAGGAGTTCGACGAAGAGCAGCGACGAAGGCAAGAAGAGGACGAGTAACGCCGCAGAAGCGGCAGAAAGGATACGCAGATGGAAGCCCTGATAACGTCTCTCGTGGTGAACATCCTTCTTCCCATCGCCTTCGGGTGGCTGTGGAAGAAGAAAGTGACCCCGCTACGCCAAGCGGCGGAGGCGGTGGTGACGGCCGTTGCCAAGGAGGCGGCGGTGGAAGTGGCGGCCAAGACCAAGGAGCTCGTGGAAAGCAAGCCGGCGGTGAAGGCCGCTCTCGACCGCGTGATTGCGGACATGAACGCGAACGTGAAGAACTGAGGCCGACGCGGGGCCGGGCAGTTTCCTAGTTCTCCTTTCCCCCGGCCCCGCATGCGGCCGGGCACAAGGGGCGATGATGGACAATCCCTTGAACGAAAAGCAGTTGCAGGACCTGAGACGCTCGGTGACCGAAAGCTACCGGGCGCTCGCACCCTTCCGCCGCAACCGCATCGAGTCGATCAAGGAGCACGTCGGCAAGCACTACTCGGACGACGGTGCGGGGCATGAAGTGCCGCTTCCCTACATGGCCCTGGCCGCCGACACCTACCACTGGACGCTCTCGAGCCGCGTTCCGCAGGTGATGATCACGCCCCGGCGCAACTTCGCGCTCCGCCCGCAGTCCGAACGGATGGAACAGGCGCTCAACCATCTCTTCCAGCACGAGATCAACGCATACTGGTCGTTCAGCCGGGCGACGAGAAACGCCATCTTCGGCATGGGCATGATGAAGTGCGGCACCGTGCCCAAGTACCAGGTGGAGATCGAAGGCTTCCAGCACGACATCGGGCAGTTCTTCGCGGACCCGGTGTCGATCGACGACTGGGTGCACGACCGGCGGGCGAAGACCTACGAGCAGGTGACGTTTGCGGGCAACTTCTACGAACTTCCCTACCAGCTTGTGATGGAAGACCCCTACTTCACCAACAAGGACGGCCTCAAGCCCACCAGCCGCTTCGACACCAACGAGCTTGACGGGGGCGAACGCAAGGCGCAGGAGATTTCGCGGGGCGACTCGTGGACGCCGGACGCGGGCGAGTGGATGCCGATGGTGAAGTTGCTGGACTTGTGGCTTCCCATGACGGGCCGCGAGCCGTTGTTCATCACGATTCCGGTGGCGGAGGGCAAGCCGCTGCACGTTGAGGAGTGGACCGGGCCGGAGCGGGGGCCGTATCATCTGCTGGGGTTCGGCGACGTGCCCGACCAGATCATGCCGCTTCCGCCGGCGGCGCTGTGGATGGACATGCACAAGTTTGCCAACGCCCTCTTCCGCAAGGCGAAGCAGCAGGCCTTGAGGCAGAAGACCGTCACCGTCTACCGCGGGAGTGCCGCCGACGACGCGGCGCGAGAGCAGAAGGCGAGCGACGGCACCATGCTCCTCGCGGACGACCCGGACGGGATTCGGGAACTCGTACGTGGCGGGGCCGATCCGCGCACCATCGCCCTGATCATCCAGAGCCGGGACCTGTTCTCATGGCTCGCCGGCAACCTTGACACGCTGGCCGGCCTGAGTCCGCAGGCGGATACGGCCGCGCAGGAAAACCTTCTGAACACGAACGCGGGCAAGCGCTTCGAGCAGATGCAGTATTCGGTGTACGTCTTCCAGCACGACGTGATGAAAGACGGGGCCTGGTACACCTACAACGAGCCGCTGATCGAGTATCCGACCATCCACCGCGTACCGGGGACGGATATCGCAATCCCGCAGGCGTGGACGCCCGACGACCGGGAGCAGGACTTCATCGAGCACGAGTTCTCCATCGACCCGAACAGCCTCGTGTTCCAGACGCCGGGAGGCAAGCTGCGGAGGCTGACGGAGGTGTGGGAGCGGTTCGTGATTCCCATGATGCCGCAACTTGAGGCGCGGGGGATCACGCCGAAGGTGGAGACGCTGCTGAAACTGATCGCCAAGTATTCCAACCTGCCGGAGATCGAGGAGATACTGGACTTCGGGCAGCCGCCGATGGAAGCCGGAGGCGGCAGCCACGAGCGGACGATGGCACCGAACACGACGCGGACGAACGTGCGGATAAACAGGCCGGGCGGTACGCGCTCGGGGCGCGACGCGGCCATGATGCAGACACTGATGGGCGCGGGCGTGCAGAACGCACAAATGGACGCCATGATGACGGGAAACAACCGCTAGAAAGGTGGACCGCGTGGACTGGGTAAAGGACTTGGCGGCGCTGGGCGCGGGCGGGTGCGTGCTCATATCGATCATAGTGATGATCAAGGGCGCAAAGGACATGTTGAACATGATGACGGATTTCTTATCGAACCACATGAACCAATCGACGCAGGCGCTCAAGGACCTTACGGCCGAGATCAAGGCGATGAAGCAGCACTGCGAAGAGCATAATCGAAAGGGCTGACATGTACAAGCGAAACGAACGACTGTTGCTGGATCCGATGACGACGTTGACACACGCGGACGGGACGTGGGCGCTGCGGGGCACCGATTCGCTGAACCTCGGGCTGACGGCCGCGCCGCTGTTGGGCGGGATCGAGTTCGACAAGGTGGACGGGGCGGCAAACACCGTTTACGCGGGCATCTTCCGGACGGCGGTGATCGACCTGTCGGGTTGCGATGCGGAGGACAGGCTGGTCTGGCTTGCCAACGCGAAGGCGCAGACCAACCTGGTATCGACGTGGCTGAGGCTCGGGACGTCGGCCGCCAACTACGTGCACTGGAGCTTCCTGGTGGCGTCGATGACGGCGGGCAGGTTCAACCTGTGTAGCGTGCCGATCGGCAACGGCGTTCCGGCGGGCGCGGGCGTGAGCGACTGGTCGGCGTTGACCTACATCTCCGCCGGATTCGAGTTTGCGGCTGAAGGAAACGCGCTGGCTGACATCATCATCGGCCAGATCAGCGTGCGGGCGGCCTTCTTCAGCCAGACGTAAGGCAACGAACAACTGAATACAGTCCCCAGAGAGCCGGTCGGCCAGCCGGTGATTTGAGATCAAAGCCCTGAACCTTAGCTAAGGGGGTTCAGGGCTTTTCTCATGGGGATTGAGGACACGGGACATGCCTATCTACAGCTACACGTGCGAGCAGTGCGGCGAGACGACGGAGTTGACATTCGGGATGCAGTTTCAGCCGCAGAGCGTGCCCTGCCCAAAATGCGGGGTGCCCGCACCCCGCGACATTGGCCGCGACCTGCTGTCGACGAAACAACGGCGGTGCAGCACATGGCCGCTGGAATCGGACGCGATGGGGGTTGACCCCAGCCAGATACCGGAGTTTGAGGCGGACGCCCGCGAACGGGGCGTGCCTGTTGAGTTCAATCGCGAGACGGGTGCGGTGATCTTCACCGGCCCGCAGCACCGCAAGCGATACGCGAGAGCGTACGGGTACCACGACCGCAACGGCGGCTATTCTGATCCCTGAAAGGAGCACACTGACCATGGCAGAAGAGACGATCACGACCGAACAAGTTACGCAGGATACGCAAACGCAGGAAGCAGCCGCCAAGAAGACGGCGGAGGAGATGTACGGCTACGAAGACCCCGGACGGGCAACGAAGGAAACAAACGCCGGCGACGATCATTCCGCCGGCGAGGATGCGGCAGCGAAGGCTGAAGCCGTCGCTCTCGCTGCCAGGGCCAAGGAGCTTGGGCTTTCGGAGAAGGCTATCAAGGGACTTGGCGGCGACCTGAAAACGGTCGTCGAACGGATGACGGCCGCCGCACCGGCGGCCAAGGCGAAGGAGCCGGAAGTGAAGCGGGCCGAGCCGCCGAAGGTGGAAGCCTTCAAGAAGCTCGACCTGACCCCGGTTCTGGGCAAGCGCGAAGACTGGGACGACAAGACGCTGAAGCTGTTCGATGCCATTTCCGAACACGTGAACGCGCTCAACGACCACTACGCGCAGGCGGCAACGAAGCAGGCGGCCGAGGTGCAGGCCGCACAAGACGCGCTCGACGGCGTGAGCCGGGAGCAGTTCACGGACATGCTGGACCGCTCCATCGCCGCACTCGGAGAGGGCTACGAAAAGCTCTTCGGGAAGGGCGGGGCGACGGCGCTGGCGAAGGACAGCGTTCACTGGAAGAACAGGGAGGCGCTTACCGAGGAGATCGACGTGATCGAGGCGGGGCGCGAGGGCCTGGGGCTTCCGCCGATTCCATTCGTCCAGACGTTCCAGAAGGCCGTGAGGAGCGCATTCCCGAACGAAACACAGGCAATCGCCCGCACGGAAATCTCCAAGAGCATCAAGCCCAAGGGCAGGGTGAACCGGCCCACGCAACGGCAAGGCTTCGACCAGTCGGGCCAGCCCGGCAGGGAGAAGGCACTGGCCGCATGCAGGACGAAGCTCGCGGAGATCACCGGCTGATAGCGGGCCAGCGCGCGGCTCGCAAGGGCCGCCATAGAAGGACAAGACAATGCCCGATTTGACTGTAGAGGACCTTGCGGATCTTTGCGAGGTGACGCTCCCCAATCTTGAGAGGGGGAGGTGGACGGACATCGCGCAGGACCTGCAGGAGTACACCGCCCTGCCGGAGATGCTGCGCAAGGACCGCGTGGTGTTCAAGAGCGGCAAGGACATCCGCTTCAAGGTGCAGACGAAGGTCGGCTCCAACGCCCGGCACGTGGGCCTGTTGGCCGAGGACAAGACCACCATCAGCGACGGGATGAAGGAAGCGGTCATGCCCTGGCGGCACACCGTGAACTCCTGGGGCTTCGACGCCCACGAGATCGACATCCAGGGCAACATCGAAACGCAGATCGTGGACATCCTCGTTGAGCAGCGGGCCATGAACTACATGGCTCTGGCCGTGCTGCTTGAGGAGGACTGGTGGGGCTGCCCGGCGGCCAGCGACGAGCTGACCCCGCACGGGGTGAAGTACTGGATCACGAAGACCGGGATGGGGGCGACGGGCGGGTTCAACGGCACGGTGCCTTCGGGCTACACGACCGTGGCCGGCCTCAACCCCGCGACTGGCCACCATCCGAAGTGGCGGAATTGGAACCAGACGTACACGAACGTCTCGAAGGAAGACCTGGTTCGCAAGATGCGGCAGGCTGCGACCTACTGCCACTTCAAGAGCCCCGTGCCGCAGCGGCTGATCAAGTTCGGCGACAACCGCGGCTACTACACCAACTACACGGTGGTGCGCGGCTTCGAGGAGATGGCGGAATCCCAGAACGACAACCTGGGCAACGACGTGGCCTCCAAGGACGGCGAGGCGACCTTCCGGCGTCGGCCGGTGCAGCACGTCTTCTACCTGGACGCCGACACCACGAACCCGGTGTACGGGATAAACTGGGGCACCTTCCGCACCGTCTTCCTCACGAACTGGTACTTGAAGGACCGTCCCCCGAAGCCGAAGGCGGGTGCCCACAACACGCTCGAGGGCTTCACGGACCTGACGCACAACTGGGTGTGCTACAACCGCAGAGACCAGTTCGTGGTGGCGACGAGCTGACGCGGCGCGTGACACTGTGATCGAGTGACTGAAACTTCACTTCCAAAACGAAGGGTTCTGAGTAATGAACAAGGTTGAATACGAGGACTACGTGGCGGGGTACGGGCCGAGCCCTGCCATCTGGGGGCACATGCCCTCCCGACTGGTCATCGACCCGGCCGAGGGCATCTACCTGTGGGAGGACTTCCTCGACTTCCCGGCGACGGCCCACGATGCGGCCGGCAAGGGCTGGCTCTACACCGGCACGAACCCGGTGACGACCGTGGCCCAGAACTCCGACACGCAGGCAACCGTCATGGGCGGTGTGGTACGGATCGGCGCGACGGGCACCGACGAGGACGACGCCTACCTGATCTACGGGAACAACGTGAACGGATCGTTCATGTTCACCGCGGGCCAGGAGTTGTGGTACGAGGCGCGGATCAAGCCATCGAGCATCACGTCCGTGGCGTTCATGGGCGGCCTGATCGACCCCGCGATCTCCAGCGGGCACGACCTCCTGACGGACACCACGACCGTGGTGATCGCCACGAACAACTTCGTGGGCTTCCATTCGCTCTACGGGACCCCGACCGTGGTTCGCGCGGCGACGCAGCACGCGAGCGTGGCAGTCAACGACGTGACGAGCGGCACGGGCACGCTGGGCGCGGCGGCGTGGATCAAACTGGGCCTGAGCTTCATGCACAACACGCTGAAGTTCTTCATCGACGGCGTGCAGGTGGGCGCGGACATCGCGGTGGACTCCACCCCGACGCCCACGTCGTTCCCCTACGGCCACATCCTGACGCCGGTGTTCGGCGTGAAGGATCGCGGCGGCGCAGCGAAGTACCTGGACATCGACTGGGTACGCGTGGCAATGCAGAGGCCGAAGGGTTAACCAACGGACCGCGGGGGCCTGTATCGTGCAGGCCCCCATCATTCATTTTCGCAAGGACAAGGAGAACGGCCTGATGGACGAGACGACGGAGATGACACTGAAAACGATGCTTGGCCTGCGCACGCTTCCGCAGGGGCTGATCGACGACTGGATGGTGGCCAAGCGGCTGTGCGACCGCTGCGACATCGCACTGGGCATGCCCGTACTGGTGATGCTGGCGATGCAGTACGTGAACCGGGAGAAACTGCTGAACTCCCCGGCGATGAAGGCCAGGCGGGCGATGGCGCAACAGGCAGAGGACGGGCCGGAGCCCGAACCTGAACCTGAACCCGAACCGGAACCGGCGCCTGAGCCTGAAGCGGGCGAGCCTGCGGCCGACGAGCCGCTCGAGTTCGACCACGACCCGGACTGCCCGTGGCAGGACATTGACCCCGGGGCGGACGTGGTGGTGAAGAAAGAGGACGGGACGCTGATGGCCGGCCTCTTCGTAGAGATGGCCGACGACGGCACGCTGAAGGTGACGCTGGAGGACGGCACGGACGCGACGCTGCCGCCGACGCGGGTGTGCGTGAGGCTGATGTAATGCCGATCCGATCTGACAACAGGCGGGTGACGCTGGCGGGGCCGCACATGGATGCGGTCGAGCTTGCGGCGCGCAGGTGGGAACGGGGTGCGTGCTTCCAGAATCCGAATGGGA